ACTAGGGGCGCTAAGACCTTCAGCCCAACTTTCCACTTCCCTGTAAGTACGGGCAGGGCCACTTTCCCTCAAATTCACCTCGCCAGCGCGGCCAAACATACCGCTGGTAGGCTCAATATTACGGGTAACAGTTTCCCCCGCTTGATTTGTGACCCGTTCTGTTGAGCCGGGAGTACCAACCAAACCGGCCTTTAGGCCAGAATATCCTTCTCGAATGGTTTTGGGCATTTGAGAAATGTCACGCACATCCCTCATCGCCTGCCGAGCATCATAAGGGGGCTCTTGCCGAACTGGCGGCGCAGTCATCAAATTACGGCTGGGCGCCTGCATCAGGGTAGAACCATAAGGCCCAGCCTTACCCATGCCGCCGCCATACAGGCCAGCCTTGCCATACGGGAACATGCCCTGGTGGGCATTCACCAGCGCATTGATCTGCGCCAGGACATCATCGCCACCGGGCGCACCGCCAGCGGCAAAACCCTGACCGGCATCCTCACGGAACACGCTGCCACCCATGGAGCTGCCATCCCACGGGCTTAGACCGCCGCCATAAGCCTTGGGAGCCCGCGCAGCGGCTTCATCGGTCGCGGCATCATAATCCACCGTCTTGTAGCCGCCAGCCAGCCCCACGGCTTCCGGGTGCTTCTTCTCAACATCCTGCGCCACAAGGCCGATCCGGGTGCCGGGCTCGCCCTTGTATTTGAAGCGCACGATCTCCTGGCCATCGAAGGTCTTACCGATTGGCTCGATGTCTTGCTTCAGCCGCTCATCCGAGAAGAACGAAGAAGGCTGCGTGGTGGTCGTGGTAGATCCAGACAGCGCGCCCGTACCCATGGCGATGTTCGCCAGGAACTGCGCCACTTGGAACGGGTAGCCCTGCTGCTGCAAGAACTGGTTGTACAGCGCCTGATTCTGCGCCTGCTGGGTCTGCTGCTCTACAGTACCGGCAGCAAGCTGCGCCTGACCGCCCTGCAAGGCTGCCTGCTGCGCGCCAGTGCCAAGACCGGCCAGCCCCTGGCTGACACCAGCCCCGATGCCATACAGCCCCTGACCGAGAGCGGCTTGCTGTTGCGCGGCTGTAGCGCCCTGGCCGAATACCTGCTGCCCCAATGCCGCCTGCTGCTGGGCAGTCTGCGCCCCCTGGCCAAATGCTTGCTGGCCAATACCGAGGAATTGATTAGCCGCCTGCTGCTGCGCTTGCCGGTTGGCCTGCTCGGCCTGCAAAGCCACGCCCTGCTGTTGCTGGGCCGCGCCAAGCGCTTGCCCATAGCCCTGCTGGTAAATGTTCCCCAACGCCTGAGCGGTGGCAAGGTTCTGCTGCTGGGCCAAATTGGCCTGGGCAATCCGCCCGCGATCACCACCAAAGGCGCCGCCACGGATTTGCTCACCAAGCACCCGCTGGCGCTCTTGCTCCTGCTGCTGCCGCAAAGCCTGATAGGTGGGCTGTGCCACAGCTTCAGTGTAGGGAGACATATAGGCACCGACATTCAAGCCGCCGGGCGCGATCTGCCGCGCACCAGCAAGGCCAAAACCCGTTGCCATACCCTGATAAGGCTGGGCAGCGGCCTGGGCGCCAGCGATGTTCTGAGCCGCAGCAGTCTGCAACGGCGCAGCAGCCGCCTGCCCCCCATAGAGGTCTTGCGTGGCTGCCTGATAATAAGGCTGGGCCTGCGCTGCACCGCCAAGCAACGCCGTACCGGCAGCCTGATAATAGGGCTGCGCGGCGCCAGCGGCTTGGCTGACATTGGCAATGCCAGCCTGCTGCGTTTGGGTAAGAGGAGCGACAAACTGGCCGCCATATGGGGTGAAAGGTTGCTGCGCGACAGTCTCCGCGCGAGCATTTACCGCATTATACCGGGCCAAAACCTCTGGCGGGATGGATACCGAGGAGGTACTTGTGCTGCTCTTACCACCACCGCTCATGATGCCTCTTTCCAGCCCCCTGTTTGGGCTTGATACAGGAAGTAAACCCCCGAAGGCGAGCCAAATTGACGTTCATACATGCGGATTTTGGCCGCAGTACGGTCATTACTTAACACACCAATCATCAGGGGCAAACCCAATTTATCAGACGTTTCCTTGGCGAACTTGCAGAGCTTGGCAGCCCTGCCACCCTTCGCGCTACGAAAATCAGGATGGACGAAGATCGCCCGCTCCTCAAGAACAGGATTATCTGAGTACCAGACATTCCCGACCCGAAGCAGAATGGCCGCTTCGGGCTTTTCTCCAGTTTTCCCAACAACCCCCACAATACCAGATTGCAGGGTCAAAGCCGGGTAAATCTCGTTCAAAAGCTTGACCGGGTTTGGGTTCACAAACCCATTCTCATCACAAGCAAGCATCGCCAATTCCATGAGGTCATGGACATCATCAGGCGTGGCAATTCGGACCTTAATATCTTCAGACATCAGCTTTTCAATCTTTCTTCGGTCCCGGCAAGGCCTGGAGGGTCTTAATGGTCTTCTGCCGGTATTGTTTCACAAATTCATCCAGCATCCGATGCCCGTCCTCCATCGAGCCACCACCCAGGTGAATTACATCTTGCGGGCTGATGATGTATTCCCCACCCGCTACAACCACAGGAACCGTTTCTACGTCAGCAAAAGCCGGGTTCTTGTGGGGCTCACGATCCCCCTCTGGATCGCGAAAAATACGGTCTGAAACCTTAAAACCAGCCATGGAATTGCCTTCGCCCATGGCCGAAATGATGTCTGCCGGAATTACATAGGAGCCAGATGCCACATGCACCGGCAGGTGATCGGTACGCCCGGCCACCGCGCTGTGGATAGGCCCCACATGGATTTTATCCGGTTGCGGGTTGTCCACACCAAGGCGCATGCCGCCTTCGGCAGCCTTCTTCCTGGCGATGTTCAGCGCGGCAGCAATGGCCTGATCACGCGGATGCCCGGCGTGAATCATCTCGCTGATGTTGGAAGAAATCGTCTTCTGCGATTTGCCGCGCTTCAATGGCATGTCATGCCCCCACCGAATAGGTGACGTTCATCTCTTGCCCCGTGCCAACAACGATCACCAAACCATTGGTGAACAATAGGTTCATTGGATAGACGCCAGCAGCGGAATCAATTGTTGCAAGCATATTGCTCGCTGAAACTCCCGCCACCGTAGAAGAGTTGTGAATGGCCCCGGCGGTAGTGCCAGCCACCGTAACCGAAACATTGATCAACCGCCCAGGCCCCGTAAGCACCAAGGTGTTGGCGGAAGCCGTTGCCGAAGTGTTGGAGCCATAAATGCGCTGAAGCGTCTGGTTCAGCGTATTAACAGCAATGACGCCGTTCTTCTGAATCGTTGCGATATCGTCTAAACTGGCCATCAGAATTTCCCATCAGGGGCAAAGCGGTAACGCATTGCACCCATACGCCAGAACGAATCAATATCGTTGCTCTCAATCTTGATCGACACTAAGCGACCACGGAAGCGCGGCACAATATATTGCGTGGTTTTGACGACATCATAAGGCCCATAAACCTTTGGCGTGTCGCCGGGGTAATTCAGCACATAGAACGTCAAAAGCAGGTTGGCGTCCTGCACACCCTCATAATAGCCCCACTTAGCATCCGGCCAGAACTGATCAATGTAAGTCAGAACATCGCCGTCTGAGAGCGTGAAATATCCCGTCTGAAAGTAGGATGTCATGGGGAAACCATCAGCATTTTGAGAAGTCTCATGCTGATAGATCAAACCTTCCGGTGTCGCGCCAATCGGCGGCCCAAGCACAGATTGATTGATCCAAGCTGTGCGTGAGAGCGTCCCAAAATCCCACTGGTTCAAGCCAACATTGTACTTCACATATGCGTTGATTTCGCCGCCATTGCTCATGGTGGGATAAAACCAAGCCACCTCATTAAATCGTGAATTCACCGCGATTCTGATCTTGTCAAGATTTTCCGTATCAAGGTCTTGGAAGATCACATCCCAGATCGGGCATTGAATGCCCTGCACACCGCCATTGGCATACATAAAGAACTGGCTCTGCGACATCCAATAAATGACGCCATTCAAAGACGCGGCAGCTTTGGGCGAAATCAAACCGCAGCCGGTGCCAATTTCATTGAATGAATACACATAAGGCGGCCCGACATACTGCATTGCCCAAAGCGCAAGATCAGTCCAAATGAGCCCCTGCTGTGGCCCCTGGATGCAACCAACAATCTTAGACCCCTTGGGGATGCGATATGAGCCTGCTTGATTGGTCGGTAACGCAATCCATTGCTCATAATTCTCAATGTCGCACCAACGGATCAATAGCGGGTCTTGGACGCCATTGAAGGTCGATCCCCACGCAATGATCTGCCGCTGCGGCATCGCAACAAAGATACCCGCATTTGCCACCGGAGCTTCAGGGATGACATCCAATGTGGGTGAATTGACCTGGGGGGACCATTGGTAAATAGGGCCGCCAAGAGGGCTAGATACAGCAGCGCCAAAACCCAAGCCATTTGGGCAGGCGATTAGAATTTCACCCCAATTGTCCAAAGTCCAATCCAACGCATCAAGGCCAATACCGCCGCCAGGAATGATGGTAATACCAGAGCCAAAACCGCCCGTGCCATAACCACCAGCACCAAAACCAGTGCCGGTAACCAAAGGACCAAAAGAATAGTAATAATTGTAAGCTGCGTCACCACCATTTATGAAAGCATTTGCGGTGGATGCTGCCTCCTGTTGCGCGTTGATAGTGAACTGGCTTGAACTGATCACTTGCCTAACAGAATAATTACCAAGCAAGGTAACACCACCCACGGAAGTAGAAACCAAAATTGGGTAAGTATCCCCGACAGAATAGCCGTGATCAGCCAAAGTTACCTCAACAACAGACGATCCGCTTGTTGTGTCAAACTCAGCAACCGCCCCACCATTGGAAACAGCAGAAAGAGGAATTAAAGGATTTCCAAGAGTATCCAACAAATAAATTTCATAAGTATTTGCTGAAGCTTGATATGTCCTGTAAAAACCAAAGATAATAATGCCGCCCACGGAAATGTGCGTCAAAACAAACACCGAATCATAATTGGTGATGTTGCTTCCAGCATCAGTGATAACCACAGCATTTGAGCTGGTTGTGGTGGTTACATCCACAGCGACATTGCTGCGCTCAACTTCAGGTGTGAGGTTTTTTGCCAGACCGTCATTTATGACATAAATCGGGGCGCCAAGATTGGCTATATTGGGCGCTGTTTCGCACCCGACAGCCAGATATTTTTCGCCATTAGTATCCTGCCAAGCCAACATAGCCCTAGGCGTGGCAGCCAAAGCATTCGGATAATATCGCGTCCACCCGCCAAGCTTCTGAGGTAGCCCCAAGCCCTGACGATCTTGCACAAACCGAATAAGCTGGCTTTCAGACAGCGCAGCCTCGTTCAAAGCCGGTGTCCGGTTTTGATCAACCCCTGGGATTAGCTTGAGCGTGGCGTGAGGCATACCTTATCCCCTGGTCGGGGTGGCCACAGGGGAAGGCGACATAGAAGTCCAGCCAGACGATTGGAACTTCTTGCGCGCCTCTTCAACCATCGCCCCCTTCAGCAAAGTCTGATACTGAGTCTCATAGTTAACCGGCATCTGCGGGTCATTGGCTGCCGCTGAAATGAAGTTGCGCTGAAAAGCGCTGATGTAAATCATGGAAGCCATGATCAGCAGATCAGGCAGATAGAGCGAAACAAAGGTTGAAGTGTTGGCCGCAGACAGCGAATTCGGGCGGAATGTACCTACAATCTCAATGGTATAGGTGTCATCCGCCCATGGGCCAAGGATGATCGTGTTCTGATTGAACATCGCAAAATAGGCCGGAACACTTGCCGAGGTGTTGCTGACGTAATTGTAATTCATCCACTCTTTTGTAACCGGCAACAGCGTGACCCTGGCGCCAAAATCAGGCACAGTCGTGCCAGCAGGGGTAATGACATTCACCTCCTGCACCGTGATGAAGTCAGCAATCGGGAATGTGACTGTGCGCGCATTCTGGGTGGTAGTGTATGAGCTAATTGAAGTGACAGTCTCAAGCAGGTCCAGATCACGGTAAATGCGGTTTTCCGCATAGGTGATCATCTGCGGGAGGATTTCCACAAAATTCGGGTCATCAGGAGGCACGACCGCCAGGGTTGCGATCTCGGTCACATACTGACTGTACGTCAAACCTGTGGTCATAGGCGAAACCCCTTGCCGGGAGGGATATTAAACCAGCCTTGTAGCCGAAGTCATTTGGAATTTCTACGCATAGCTTCATCCTTGGCCTTTGAGCCAGCCGAAGAGCCGAAGTAATAGGCCATTATACCGCCCCAGGCAGTCCCGAGAGTGCCAAGCATGACAAGCATGGCCTCCGATCCGCCATGCTGCGGCAGGCCATTCTTGAGCATATAAAACAGCACCCCAAAATAGCCACCCGTAACCAGCCCGGCTAGGACACGCGGGGTCCAATCCCTGGTGGCAACCTCACGATTGCGCGCACTGCTCCGGTCCTCATTGGCAATCCGCTCCAGGTCAATGTCCAATTCGCGCATTTTCACAGCGAAGTCTTGCTCGGCCTGCTTCAGCGCCAAAAGCTGTTCTGGGGTCGCCCTGGCCGCCGCTTCGGCAAGCTCCTGCTCAGAGCCGTCAGGCTTGCCCA